TAGAGGGTACAGCACCAATCTATCCTTGCCGCGCATGGGTGAACTTCAACGGCACAGGCACCGTGGCTATTCGAGCCAGCGGGAACGTATCGAGTATTACGGATAACGGTAATGGCAACTACACGGTCAACTTCACGACTGCTATGCCTGATGAAAATTATGCTGCAACATTCGCTCACGACTATCTTGCGGGTTTTAACGCAGGGTATCGCACTCAGGTTTACACAACGGCTAGCGTTCAAGTTCTTGTTTCAAACGGCTCTAGCGCTTATGTTGACGCGGGAACGTGCTCAGTCGCCATCTTCCGCTAATCATTTTCTCAAGGAATCAAAATGAACCAACGAATCATTTACCCAACTGACGATGGCGGTGTCGCAGTCATCGTGCCCGCAGCCGAGTGCGGCCTGAGCATCGAAGAGATCGCAGCCAAGGACGTCCCGGCTGGCAAGCCTTACAAGATCGTGGATGTTGCTGACATTCCGTCAGATCGGACTTTCCGTGGTGCATGGGAGTACGCATGATTACCGTCAACATTAACAAGGCCAAGGGCATCGCCCACAACATGCGCCGTGCCAAACGTGCTGAAGAGTTCGCTCCTCTGGATATCAAGGCTACTATCCCCAGCGAGGCTGCTGCGGCTGAAGTTGCCCGCCAAGCAGTGCGCGACAAGTACGCAGACATCCAGAACCAGATTGACGCCGCTGAGGATGTGCAGGCGCTCAAAAGCATCGTGGAGGCTCTGTAATGTCCCAAATCGTCCTATCCCCCAACGCATCTGGCACAGGCCAGTTCACCATTGCCTCGCCCAACAGCAACACGAACCGCACTGTCGATCTGCCTGACGCTGCTGGCACGATGGTGCTGGACACAGCCACGCAGACGCTGACGAATAAGACCATTCAAGGAGGGGCGCTGACGCTGGCAACAGCGCAAGCATCCACCTCAGGTACTTCGATTGACTTCACCGGCATTCCTTCGTGGGTCAAGCGGATCACGGTGATGTTCAGTGGTGTGAGTACGAGTGGGACATCTATTTTACAAATTCAACTAGGTTATTCTGGGGGAATTGAAACAAGCGGATATGATGGGGTTTGTAATAATTCAAACGGGTCAGTAGTAAATAATTTTACTGCTGGGTTTCAAATAACAACAAGTGTTGTTGCTGCTGGAATATATCAAGGTCAAATGATGTTATCTTTAGTAACTGGAAACACTTGGTCAGAAACCAGCTCATTTGGTAGGTCAGATAGTGCGAGTTTTTTTGAAGGGTGTGGTACTAAAACATTATCTGCAACCCTCACCCAAGTCCGCATCACCACCGTCAACGGCACAGACACCTTCGACGCCGGAACAATTAACATCATGTACGAGGGCTGACCATGAGCACCATTGCAGTCAATACCATCACCCCAGCCACGGGGTCATCGGTCAGCATTCCCAGCTTCGTCCCTGCTGCGGCTTTTAGTTTCCGCAACAAGATCATTAACGGAGCGATGGGTATTGACCAGCGCAATGCTGGTGCGGCCCAGACCATCACGGCGGCTGCGGCGCGGGCTTACACCATCGACCGCTGGTATACCTACTGCACCGGGGCTAACGTCACAGGGCAGCAGATTGCAGGCACGGCTCCCAATCAGTTCAACTACCAATTCACAGGCGCTGCCAGCGTCACCAAGATTGGCTTTGCCCAGCGCATTGAGAACTCCAACAGCCAAGACCTTGCGGGCACCACGGCGACACTTGCTGTAGACCTTGCCAATTCGCTGCTGACCACGGTGACATGGACTGCGTGGTACGCCAACACCAACAACACTTTCGGCTCTCTGGTAAGCCCGACGCGCACACAGATTGCTACGGGCACCTTCACTGTCACCAGCACCCTGACGCGCTACAGCACCAACATCAGCATCCCTGCTGCCGCCACCACCGGCATCGAGGTGGAGTTCAGCGTGGCTGCACAGACCAGCGGCACATGGACGATTGGCGAGGCCCAGCTCGAAGCAGGCTCCGTCGCCACGCCTTTCGAGCATCGGCTTTATGGGGCTGAGTTGGCGTTGTGTCAGAGGTATTACTACAAGATTTTTCCGGGGGCTACTAATAGTAACTTAGGTTGCAATGGTTTTACTAATGGTACAACTGATGCAATTTTAAATGGTCAATTTCCTGTAACTATGCGAATTGCGCCAACTGCATTAGAACAATCTGGTACAGCAAGTGATTATCGAATTACCGCTGCGAGTGGGGCTGCAAACTGTTCGTCTGTTCCAGTTTTTGGCTCAAACACAAATATGTTTGCTTGGGGGGTTAATTTTACTGTCTCATCTGGATTAACCAGCGGGCAAGGTGCTTCTGGAAGAACAGGATCAACTACGGGCGCATCTGGTTATCTCGCATGGAGTGCTGAACTATGACCACCTACAAATACACCGACGCCACCAACACAGTCGTCCACGTTATCGACGAAGACGGCATCAGCCGCATGTCAATGCTGGCCTCCGCGTTGCCTGCTGACACTGTGATCGACCCCGCAGACCCCACCACCGAGGCACCCGCGCTCGACCCGGTGGACAAGCTCAAAGCCTTCCTAGCGGCCAATCCTGATGTGGCTGCAATCATCAACGGCTAAGAGGTGGCCATGACAACACCAGTTTCTCAAGAAGACTTCAACAGGCTCGAAGCTAAAGTTGATAAATTGACAGATGCTGTCAGCAAGCTCATTCTCTTTGAAGAGCGTCAAGCTACACAGGGCGAACGCATTGGCAAATGTGAAACAAAGCTGGCTGTTGTTGAGCAATCTGTTTCCAGAGTTGATACTAAGGTGGAGCGCTGGGTGAATAGAGGCATTGGTGTTTGGGCGCTGGCAGTAGCCTTGTTTGCCCTTGTCCAATTTGCTAGCAAGTTTGTGGCAGCGTAATAATGCTAGAAGTATTAGGCGGCGGTTTACTCGGAAGCATCTTCGGTGGCTTGTTTAGGCTGGCACCGGAGGTGCTTAAGTATTTGGACAAGGACAACGAAAGAGAGCATGAATTCAACATGTTCCGTCTTCAAACTGATCTTGAGAAAACAAAAGGTCAGTATAGGATGGAAGAGAAATATGTTGACTATTCTGTTGAGCAATTGAAGGCAATGCAGGAAGCCTTTAAGGAGCAATCGACAACGGCAGCTTCTTCTTATAAATGGGTGTCTGCGGTGTCTGCATTGGTAAGGCCAACAATAACATATGTGTTGTTTGCTTTGTATGTTGCTATCAAAATTATTCTCATCACTTACGCTGTCAATTCAGGTACACCGTGGCATGAAATTGCTAAGTTGCATTGGACGCCAGAAGACTTTGCTATGTTGAACATGATTCTTACATTCCACTTCCTTGGACGCCCTATTGAGAAGTATAACGGTGGCGTAGGTAAGTGATAGACGAAGCCATCAAGCTAGCCACAGAGACGCTTATAAAGCCTTTTGAGGGCTATCATAGGCGTTTGCCAGACGGTGGCTGCAAAGCCTATCCAGACCCCGGCACAGGCGCAGAGCCTTGGACAATAGGCTGGGGCTGTACAGGCCCTGACATCAAGCCTGATACGGTGTGGACATTGCAGCAGGCACAGGATAGATTGGAAGCAGAGGTGAGACATTTTGCTCATGCTGTGTTAAAACTATCACCAGTGTTGGCTAATGAGTTGCCGAGGCGTTATGCTGCTATAATAAGCTTTGCTTTTAATTGCGGCTTAGGCAACTATAGAATAAGTACATTGAGAAAAAGAGTGAATAGTAAAGATTGGGCAGAGGCTCAGAAGGAAATAGTCAAATGGAACAAAGCTGCTGGCCGAGTGTTGAAGGGACTGACAATCAGGAGAGAAGCGGAAGCGAAAATGTTGGGATAAACATCTATGGGATGCCAACAAACATCAACATCATTGGACGTCCTTATGATGTTGTTTATGATGCTGCTCTGTCGAAGGCTGTTGGAGAACAACACGCTCTTGAGCTACAGATAAAGATAAAGCCGGGGATGAAGCATTTCGTTGAAGCAGAAACGCTGTTGCATGAAACCATCCACGGAATTGACGAAGCTATGCAGCTAAATATGTCAGAAAGACAGGTGTATTGTCTTGCTGCTGGTTTGATGGCAATGATGTCAGAGAACCAACACTACCTAGAATATTTGAATAAGGCTTTGAAGAAATGAACCAAGCATTCACATCTAAGCAAAGAGAAGTTGTAGCTCGTAAGCTGGGCTATAACGGCCCTATGCAGGGCTTTGATGAGTTTCTACAAAGCTCTCCTGCTTTGATGATGAAATATAACGCTGTCTCTGATAAGTATACACAGAAGATGGCGCAGGGTGGTGTTGTCAAGATGCAGACAGGCGGTGCTGTGTTGGCTCCGTTGCCTACGTCAGCGCCTGCTCCTGCTCCTACAGCGGCTCCTGCTGTTCCTATGCCGGGTGGTGTTGCTCAGCTTACAGCACAAACCATTGCAGAGACACCAGAGCAATTCATTGCAGACACTGGTGGTGCAGGCGAAGCCACGACAGCAACAGCAGCACAGGCAGCACCAGCACAGCAAGCTGTAGCTGCTCCTACAGCGCCTGCTGCACAGGTGACTACACAGACAGCAGCGCCTGCTGTTGAGGCTGCTGTATCCACTTTGCAACCCGTTGCTGGCACTGTGTCTCCAGAGGCGCAAGTACAGGCAGCACAGCAAGCTCCTACAACAACAGCATTGGCTGGTGTAGAGGCAGCACAGCTAGCAGCGGCTAGGCAGGTACAGCCTACAGCAGCCCGTACTGCTGAAGCTGGAGAAATGGTGGCAGGGCCTACAGTGGATATGGGCAGGGTTGAGGAAAGCCTTGCCAAGACACAAGAGCAGGCTGCACAGGGTGTTGTCACTGAAGAGATGACGACACAAGGTCAGCTTAATAGAATGCTGTCTCAATTTGATGCTGGCAATCCCCCACCGTGGGCTGCTGCGTCTATGCGTAATGCTACAGCCATTCTTGCTCAGCGAGGCTTAGGGGCTTCTTCGATGGCAGGACAGGCCATTGTGCAAGCTGCCATTGAATCTGCCTTGCCTATTGCATCACAAGATGCTGCTGTGTTCCAGCAAATGGGCTTGCAGAATCTAAGCAATAAGCAGCAGATGGCTGTGTTGGCTGCACAGCAACGTGCTCAATTCTTAGGACAAGAATTCGATCAAGCTTTCCAAACTCGCGTTGTCAATGCTGCCAAGATAAGTGAAATTGCTAATATGAATTTCACTGCTCAGCAGCAAATTGCCATTGAGAATGCAAGGCTGGCACAGACAACAGACTTGGCGAATCTGTCAAACCAACAAGCTGTGGTGATGGCTGAAGCTGCACAGATTGCTTCGTTGGAGTCTGCCAATCTCAATAACAGACAACAAGCTGCTGTTGTTAATGCTCAGGCTTTTCTTGCTATGGATATGTCCAATTTGGACAGAGCACAGCAAACGTCTATGTTCAAGACACAGCAAATCACACAGTCTTTGTTGTCCGATGCTTCTGCTGAAAATGCTTCTAGGCAATTCAATGCTACATCAGCAAATCAATTGAATCAGTTTAATGCTACATTGGCAACACAGGTGAGTCAGTTCAATGCTTCACAAAGAAATGCTTTAGAGCAATTCAATGTGGATCAGACCAATGCTGTTGCTAAGTTTAATGCTGAAGCTATTAATGCTCGTGACCAATTCAACGCCAATCAGCGCCTTGTCATTGACCAGAGCAATGCACAATGGCGTAGAGAAATAAGCACAGCTAACACTGCTGCCACCAATGCTGCCAATTATTTGAATGCTCAGAACTTGCAGCAGATGACGCTGGCTGAGTATAATAATATGACGCAGCTTTATAGAGATCAGGTGGAGATGGCTTGGAAGAGCTATGACAATGACAAGCAGCGAGTCACTACATTGGCTGCTGCTGAAATTGCGTCTAAGGCAACAACAACAGCCGCTGCAACAGCAGCTAAAGCAGATATGTGGTCCGCTATTGGTAATTTGTTCTCAGCGTTTGACTAATAGTGATAGGAGCTTCTATGCAAACTAAATATAAAGCTATGATGGGTAGAGTGGAAAAGATGCTGGCAGCTAAACCGTCTGTGTCTCCTTCTTCAGGTTTGTTGTCTCCGTCTAAGGCACCAAAGCAGACACCAACAACAGGCCCTGAAGCCACCATTGCCAAATATGTCGCTCTCATCCGAAAGCAACGACAGGAGCTTACTAAATGATTGAACTTTCTGCACAGCCTATTCCGGGGATGTCGTTGACATCAGAACCCGGCAATCGTCCTTGGGAGCAGCCTCCGCAGTTTGTTGAGCTTGATGATGTTGTTGGCTACTATGTTGAGCGTCTTACAGAGCAGAAAACTGTTGACAACTTGCTGAAGGCTATGCAGCAAGATGCTCCGTTGGTTGACATTGCTAACACGCTCATCAAAGCTGGCATGATGAAGGGCATCCATAGCATTGATGTTGGCTTCCTTGTTGTTCCCATTCTGGTGGAGTTGATGCAAACCATTGGCGACATGAACAATGTTGGCTACGTTGTTGAGTCTGAAGACTACATGAGTGCAACGGAAGTGGATGAAGAAACAGCACGAGAAGTGTTGGCATCTGCCGTTGAAGAAGTGAAGGCTGCACCAGCGGTGAAGCGTACTGGCTTGATGGCTAAGGAGTGAGTATGTCCATTGCATTGACAGGGTTTCTGACAGGCTTTGCCAAAGGCGCTAAAGAGCGCATTGAGAAAGAAAGAGAAGAGAACGAAGCTCTTATTGAAGGACGTCTTAAGCTAGCTGCTACTAATAGGCTAAAGGCTCAAACAGAAAGAGACGCTCAGCGTACTCTTCTTAATAATAGATATGATTTGGTACGCAGCTATCTTCCAGAAGGCGCTACCGAAGAACAGAAGCTAGCTCTTATCAGTAACGAAACAATTGCAAAAGAATTTGCTGCTTTGAGAACAAAAGGTGAAGAAGTTGATTTGAATAAGTTTCTTGTTGTTAACAAAGAAAAGATTCCTCAAGGCTTCACTTCTGTTCGCCAATATATTGACAGTGTTTCTGCTGCTCCTGCGCCTCTGTCTGAGTCTCAAATGCAACAAGCCTTTGGCGAAACCAGAGGCTTCTTAGGCGCTCGTACAGGCGTATCTGCTGGTGGTGCTGAAAGGCTTGCTAAGCAATATGGTGTTCCTGCTGCTGAGTTGCTGGCGTATGAACAAAAACAACAGCTTCCACAGATGCCTGAGATTGCTCGGATGAATGTGGAGATGTTGAAGGAAGAAGAAAGAGTGAAGACACCTGAGCAGCGTGTTCAAGTACGTCAGAACGCTTTCATTGATGCTGTTGAAAAGTATGGTGCTGATAGCCCCGAAGCTGAAGCAGCTAGACAAGCTGCTGTGGATTTGGCAGCACGTGTCAAAGCGCTAAATCCGACACAAGAGAAGTTCTCGGACATGTTGGACAAGGCTAAGGTGAAAGCTGCAAACGCTAGGCCGGGTACTCCAGAGCATAAAGCAGCGCTGGCTGAAGTGGATAGACTTGTTGCTATTGGTAAACAACCTGAAGAAGGTGCAAGCAAGCTTCCGTCTATTCCTCAAATGCGTGGCTTGTTCTCTGACACAGTGACACGGGCTGTTACGTCTAAGTTTGGAAACCTTGTTGGTAAAGACATTGCCATTGAGACAAGCCTTGATGGTACATCTACGTACAAGTACATTGGTACTGATGCTGCTACAAGGCAACAAATCAGAGAAGAAGAACTGAAGGCTTTGGCAAGGCAATATCGTACTTTGTCTGATGGTGTGGGTAGGCCACTGAATTCAGATGTTCAAAGAGCACTCATTGCTTATGGTGTTGAGTTTGACAGAAACGGTGTTCCCATCTTTGGTGGTGCAGCACCACAGCCTCAACCAACACCACCAGCAGGGCCTGTGTCTCCTGTGGGGGCTAGCAGAGTGACACCGGGTGCAGCACAGCCTGCCCCTGTCACTCCACAACCGGCAGCGTCTCCGCGTGTTGATATTGAAGCAGAACGTAAAGCCGCTAATGATATTATTGCAAAAGGCGCTAACAGAGAAGCCGTCGCTAAACGATTCAAAGAACGTACTGGTCAAAATCTATAAGAGGTATTATGGCAACAGGATATGAAGACCTGCTACCTAAGCAGCCATCAGCTACAACAGGCTATGAAGATTTGTTGCCTAAAAGGCCAGCGGCTACTGTTGTAGCTCGTCAGCCTACGCCAGTAGAGCCCACCATTGACTATGGTGAGGCTGGTACGATGATGACAGCGCCTACGCCAGAGCCGGAGAAGCCTAAGATTGCTTTCAGGGATTTGGTGACAAAGCCTGAATTGTTCCAACGCGCTGAAAGCTACATGAAAGCTGTTGGTCAGGCCCCATATAAGCCCGGTGAAGACAAAGAAGAATATGTAAAGAAGTTCATGTCTGAGCGTCGATTCAACGACGTCAATTTGACATTTGGTGCAGTGCCTGAATTGATGCGCCTTAAGAATGCTACACCTGAAATTAAGCGTAGCATTGCTGAAGGTATTGACCTCTATGAGAATGTTG